GGCCAGCCGCTTGTTCGGGCAAGATGATGAACAAAAACCGCACGAAGATCACGCGGCGGGGCAACAGCAGCAGGGCTGACTATGGGACCGTCTCCCCCTTGGGGACTCCGTTCCGGGAGACCGAAATCACTGAGGAAGAGATCAACCGAATCATGGACGAGGGTGACCGCAAGACCTGGAGGCTCTGATGGATCAAGTCAACCACGAAAGACTGATGGCCGAGCAGGGTCGCCAGCGGCAGCTACGCAAGAACTACAAGTATCGAGAGCGGGGGATCGAATCTCAGACGGTCGGCAGCAAGAAGATCATCAAGCATCTGACTAATGTTCTAGCTGGAAAGATTAAGGAGTTCCGAGAGGATGCCATGAGAGCGCCTGGGAGACGCCACAAGGCGCTTTTAGCCTTCCAAGGTATAGATGATAGGGTTATCGCTGTTCTGTCCTTACAGACGATCCTAGACGCTCTCAGCAAGCACAGGGCTTACACCAAGACTGCGGCGATGATCGGGCGTCGTCTTGAGGATGAGATCCGCTACATCAGCTTCGAGAAGCAGCACCCCCTCTTCTTCAAGACTGCTTTAGATCGAACATCGGACTTCTCAGGCTACGAGAAGAAGCGCAGGCATATCCTGAGGGCCATGAGCATCAACGCTCTGGAGATCCCCTCCTGGTCTGAGGATACCAGGATCTCTGCGGGCGTCGTTCTGCTGGAGTTGATCGCCGACAACTTCGAGTTGATCGAAGTATTTACGGTCAACAACAAGAACAAGAAGGAGCTACGGATTCGCCCCTCATCTCTGGACTACATCGAAGCCCTGAATGATCTTTCGGCAGACCGTATGCCCCTCTACATGCCCTTTGTAGAGGAGCCTCTGGACTGGATCGACCCGATCTCTGGGGGTTTCCATACCCTGAACGTCTACTCGACGGCACTGGTCAAGACATCTAACCGCTCTTACCTCAAGAAGCTCACGGATGCGGACATGCCTAATGTCTACGACAGCATCAACATGCTCCAAAGGACTCCTTGGAGGCTCAATGCACCCATCTGGGAGATGTTTGACTACCTCTGGACGGAGTCTCTGCCCGCTGCGGGGCTCCCGATCCGCGAGGATCTAGTAGTTCCCCCGCGACCAAGCAACATCAAGACGGATGCCGAGGCCCGCAAGGAATGGCGGAAACAAGCTCGGGTTGTTCACGACACAAATCACCGCCGAGGCTCTGAAAGACTTGCAGCCCGCAGGCTCCACTGGGTCTGCGAACAGTTCTTAGACCAGAAGTTCTGGTTCTGCCACCAACTTGACTGGAGGGGGCGGGCATATCCCGTCACTTACTACCTGAATCCCCAGGGTTCTGACTATGTCAAGGCTCTCTTGACGTTTGCGTCGGGTGCCCCTGTGGAATCCGTGTCAGCCAAGCGGGCTCATGCGGTGCATGGGGCCAACGTGTGGGGCATGGACAAGTTGACCTATGATGATCGAGTTATTTGGGTCCAAGACCATGAGGCATGGCTCCGACAGATCGCCGAAGATCCTCTGGACTGCCGAGATTGGGAGTCAGCAGACAGCCCCTGGCAGTTTCTCGCATGGGCTATTGACCATGTCGCCATCCTAGACAACCCCCTGCACTGCTCTACTCTTCCGATCCACCAAGACGCTACGCAGTCAGGCATCCAGATTTACTCCCTACTGCTTAGAGACAGTGGGGGAGCTAAGGCTACGAATGTGACTCCCTCAGATACCCCCCAGGATCTCTACGGTCTAGTGGCTTCTGAGCTAGAGGCTCGACTCTTGGCAATCTCTAAGTCATCTTCCCCGAACAAGCGGCTGGCCGGGGCATGGCTGGACTTCGGTGTTGATCGTAAATGCTGTAAGCGCCCCGTGATGACCCGTGTTTACAACGCTACTCGCCACAGCGCCAGCCAGTATATCCAAGAGTGGGCACTGGATAAGCAGCAAGCCACGAAGAAGCCCGTGCCCCGCAGAGAGAATGAAGATGAAAAGCCTTACTGGTTTCTGACTCAGACTCTTTGGGACTCCATGGAGTCTGTAGTTTCTTCGACTACTCGGGGGCAGGACTGGTTTGCTGATGTCGCTGGGCTGTTTGCCGAGAGGAGTCTACCGATCCAGTGGACTAATCCGCTGGGTATGCCTATCCAGCAGTGGTATAGCGACCACAACCACTACTGCGTTCGGACCCGCATTGGCGAGAAGTTTCGTCAGGTGGGGCTTCGCTCCGCTACGGGCAGGGTGGACCGTCGCAAGATGCGATCAGCCTTTGCACCTAACTTTATCCACAGTCTGGATGCAGCAGCCATGATGAAAACTATGGTCTTGTCAAAAGACTTAGGCGTGCGCCATGTTTCCTGTAACCACGACTCGTTCGCTTCGGTTGCTGCTGATAGTCCTGCTTTGGCCGAAGCTACTAGAAAATCGTTTTATGAGTTGTTTTCTACAGATGTCCTTGCTAGTCTTCACGCAGAGTTGGTAAGGCAGTTGCCTTATGACGCTGTTCTTCCAAGTTTGCCTCAGTATGGGGACTTGGATGTTTCTTTAGTTCTTAAATCACCATACTTCTTCAGCTAGTATGCAAAGCCAACCACGGTTTACGTCCCCCCTGGGGGTTCTTGGGTTCCCGTCTGCTATTCACGAACCCGACACCAAGTATTCTGACGAGACTGATCCGAACGACTTGGGGGACTTCAAGGCCCGCTTGTTTTTGGATGTTGATTCAGCCGCTGAGTTCAAGCAGACTTTGGAAACTATCTGGACGGAGTTCTATGCAACTGAACTCAAGGACAGCGGGAAGAAGTCACTTAAGGTAGATCCCGATCTTCTACCTTGGTTTGACGAGCAGGATGAAGATGATGAGCCCACCGGGCGCATCGGGTTCCGATTCAAGCTCAAGGCCCGCGTCAAGAAGCGTGACGGCACGTTCTTCGACCAACGCCCCAAAGTGTTTGATACCAACAACCAACTGATGGGAGAGGTTCCCAACATTGGCTTGGGATCTCAGGTGAAGATCGCGGGGCGCTGCAAGCTCTGGCGTAACCCCAGCAAAATGGGGATGACCCTGTGGCTGGAGGGCGTCCAACTGCATAAGTTGATTGAGGGTGGACAGGGCTCCAGCGCAGACTCCTTCGGTTTCACCGGGGAAGCCACCGGCTTCACCGATGAATCGTCGGGTTCTGACTTCTGATGATTGAGTTGCGGCTTCCTGTCAATCCGGTCCCGTGTCCGCGTCCGCGTATGACGCGCTCGGGTCGGACCTACTATCCGCGCAAATACAACAAGTTTAAAAAGGAAGTCTCAACTGTTCTTCCCGGATGTCTGTTCGATGCCGGGTTACACCGCAAACTAGAGGGGCCGCTGTTGGTCAAGGTTGCCCTGCTAGTCCAGCGTCCAAAGCAGACGAAGCTGCGTTATCCATCGCCGGATATTGATAACTACTGCAAGTCTGTTTTGGACGCACTAAATGGATACGCCTGGACTGATGACACACAAGTAGTCGAACTAGAAGCCACTAAGTCTTGGGATGCTCCTGGGGAATCCGGGGAGATCCAAGTAATCATTGAGCACCTGCATGACTGAATCGAAACTCCTACATCATGGCCCCTGTATCGCATGTAGCAGCAGCGATGCCTGTGCAGTTTACGACGATGGGCACGCCTACTGCTTTAGCTGCCAGACTCACTTCCCCGGCTCTGACGAGCCAGCGGAGACGAAACCTAAGAAGCGGGCAAGTTCAGGTCTTCTACATGTCACTTATGTTGGCATACCTGCTAGGAAGATTAGCCTAGAGTCTGCTAAGAAAAACGGATACGGGGAGGCTGTCTGGAACGGCCAGACTGTGCAAGTTGCTGAATACTGCAACGATGATGGGGAGATAGTCGCTCAGAAAGTAAAGACGATCGACAAGAAGTTTACCATTCTGGGTGATGCGAAGCAGATGCGACTGTGGCCGATGCACCGCTGGAAGTCGGGTGGCAAGCGGTTGATGATTACTGAGGGGGAGACGGATCTTTTGGCGTGGCAGAGTTTGCCTAGTCAGGGAAACCGTTGGCCTGCGGTATCAGTTCCGAACGGAGCCCCTGCGGCTCGAAAGGCTATAGCCAAGTGTTTGGAGTTTGTAGAGTCGTTTGATGAGGTCATACTCTGCTTTGATAGTGATGAAGCAGGTCGGGCTGCTGTAGACGATGTCTGCAACCTCCTGACTCCCGGCAAGGTCAAGGTCATGCAGTTGCCTGACGGATGTAAGGACATCTGTGAGGCTGTTCGGAACGGACACAGCGTCGAGCTACAGAACCTTTACTGGTCTGCGCGACCCCAGAGGCCGGACGGGATCGTGGGCAGCGAAGAGATCCTTGAGGCCCTACTAAAGAAGCCTGACCCTGGAGTAGAGTATCCATGGGAAGGGCTGACCGACATGCTCCACGGTCTTCGGCGCAAGGAGTTGGTGACTCTTACGGCTGGAACTGGTGTAGGCAAGTCTAGCGTAGCGGGCTTGATCGCCCACAGCCTAGTAAAGCGGGGCGTGCGAATCGGTTACATTAGCTTAGAAGAGAGCCTTTCCCGAACAGCCGAGCGGCTGGTTAGTGCCGAACTAGCCAAGCCCCTGCACTTGAGTCGAGAGGGCGTTAGTGATGAACTCCTAGAAACCACTTGGAAAGAAGTGTTTGATGATCGCGTGGTTATCTTCAACCACTTCGGATCTATGGACGCCGAGGGTTTGACAAAGCGCGTCAAGTATATGCGGTTGGCCGAGGGCGTGGACTTTGTATTCGTCGATCACTTGAGCATCCTGGTTTCCGGCTGGGGCGATGGTGACGAGCGCCGTCTGATTGATAACGTAATGACTGAGCTTAGGTCGATCTGCGAGCAGACTGGCGTGGGTATGATTCTTATCAGTCACCTTCGTAGCCCTACGCATGGGGAGAAAGCTCACGAAGAGGGCGGTCGCCCCAAGCTAAACCAACTACGGGGGTCTAAGGCTATCAGCCAACTATCTGATGCAGTCATCGCTATTCAGCGAGACCAGCAAGGAGACGACCCCCATACTAGCGAAGTTGTGGTTCTCAAGAACAGATTTAGTGGTCGCACTGGTCTGGCTTGTAAGCTGCGTTACGATGTTGATTCTGGCTTGATGCAAGAGGTAACTGATGAACTTGAAGAAACTGATTGTCCATTCTAATGCCGTATACTTTGACTTAGAAAGTGATGGGCTTCTTGATAAGATTACAAAGATCCATACGATCGGCATGTCTACTGCTGATGCTGCTGCTACCACGACGGGGCCGCAGAAAGATGCAATAGACCATGCACTTGGGATCTTGTCGAGTGCTGATGTTATCATCGGTCATAACATCATTGGGTATGATATTCCGGCTATCCAAAAGCTCTACCCCGACTGGAAGCCTAGCGGACATATCATTGATACGCTAGTGTTAGCTAGGCTGGCGTATCCCCACTTACAGCAAGTAGACTTTACACGGGCACCCAACGGTCTTCCTCGAAACCTCTACGGCAGTAATAGCCTGAAGGCTTGGGGTATTCGTATAGGGGAACATAAGGGAGACTACGGGGATAAACAGGGTGCTTGGGAGCAGTGGAATGAGGAGATGGATACCTACTGCTGCCAGGACGTGGAGGTCACCAAGAAGCTGACGCGGCATCTGGTAGACTGCGATATCAGCGACAAGGCCGCAGAGATGGAACTTCATCTCCAAGAGATCATCTGCCAGCAAGAACGGCACGGGTTCTTGTTTGATGTTCCTTCTGCCCAGAAGTTGGCTGCTACTTTAGGAGAGCGTCGAGATGATCTCTTGCAGCAACTCCAAGAGGCTTTCCCCCCCAAGCCTGAGAAGCTGATTGGGCCTTATGGAAATCAGAAGGCTCGTATGGTCCGTATGCTAGAACAAGATGGCTATCAGGAAATGGACTGGATGTTTTCTGATGTTCGCCATCAACTAGAGTTTCTAGGCATTCGCTTCAAGTGGGAAAAGGAGCAGCCCTTTAACCCCAACAGTGAGAAGCAGATCATCGAGCGTCTACAGGAGATGGGGTGGGAGCCAAAGGAGTTTACTGCTAAGGGCCAGCCCAAGATGGACGAGCCTATCTTAGCGGAGGTAGGCCAAGAGTTTCCCGAAGCCGCTCCGCTAGTCGAATACTCGATGGTGACTAAGAGGCTCGGACAGATCGCGGAGGGCCGTCATGCTTGGTTGAAGTTGGTGGGTGATGACATGCGGATGCACGGGCGGTGCAACACTATGGGGACCATCACTTACCGATTTACACACAGCAACCCAAACATGGGCCAAGTTCCTGGGGTTCGCGCTCCCTATGGAAAAGAGTGTCGTAGTTTATTCCTAGTAGGCTACGGCAATCGTCTAGTTGGCTGCGATGTTTCCGGCCTAGAGCTTCGCCTACTGGCGCACTACATGAGCCGATGGGACAATGGTGAATACGCCAAGATTATCTTAGATGGCGACATCCACACGCGCAACCAAGAGACGGCTGGCTTGTCTACGCGGGATCAGGCTAAGACTTTTATCTATGCGTTTCTGTATGGGGCCGGGGATGGCAAGTTGGGCTCTATTGCCCACCCTGAAGAGAAGAGCGATACAAAGCTCCGAAAGTATGGTAAGGAACTTCGTCGTCGATTTATGGCTAAGACCCCAGCTTTGGCTAGGCTTGCCCAAGCTGTCCGTGTGAAGGCCGCTAAGAGCAAGAAGTTAGAGGGCCTGGATGGTCGCACGATCATCATTCGATCTGCCCACAGTGCCCTGAATGCTCTTATCCAGAGTGCTGGTTCTATCGCTACTAAGACCGCTACCGTTCGTTTCCGGCATCTGATGGAGGGTGCTGGTTACCAAATGCCAAGAGACTGGTGTTTGGTTGCTCACGTTCACGATGAGTGGCAAACAGAAGTTAGAGAGGACATTGCAGATGAAACCGCAGCACTTGCCGTCAAGTCTATTGAAGAAGCGGGAGACATCCTTGGCCTCCGCTGCCCCATCACCGGAGAAGCCCGCGTCGGGAAGAACTGGTCGGAAACCCACTGACGCCTACTTGGCTGGCTACTTAGATGCAGACGGTTGCATTAGGTTTGCTGGTGGCACCCCGCGCATTGAGATTGCTGGGGTGTTTCCTTGGATTCTTGAAGAGTATGCCGTGCGATGGGGCGGCTCTGTTCGTCCTATGAGCAGTTCTCACAGTCGCCCGATTTGGCGATGGGCTCTTTGTGGAGATAAGGCTGAAAGGTGTCTGCTAGATTTGATGCCTGACTTGTATGTCAAGAAAGCTCAGGGCCAGTTGGTCCTTCAAGCTCGCAGGCTTGAGCCCGGTCCTTACCGCGATTCTGTTATCGCACAGGTCAAGGCTCTCAAGCACAGGGACTACCATGCTTAAAGTTTATGTAGATGGTGACGTTGTAATCTTCCGAGCGGCTCAAAACGCAGAGACGGTATGCGATTGGGGCGACGACTTGTGGAGCATCGCTGCTGATCTGAATGAAGGGAAGGGCCATTACAACTGTGCTCTGGCTACGATTGCTGCGGATCTCGGTGTTTCGCAGGATGACGTAGTGGTCTGCGTAAGCTGTAATGGACCCACGTTTCGCCATGAACTACACCCCGAATACAAAGCAAATCGAAAGGCTCGTAAGCCCCTGCTCTTCCGTGCTTTGAGAGACTGGAGTGTTGACCAGGGTGCTCTGCGTTGGGATCGCCTAGAAGCAGATGATGTCCTGGGCATCCTAGCAACCCGAGACCCCAGCAGCATCGTCGTCACGATTGATAAGGATCTTAAGTCAGTTCCGGGGAACCACTGGAACCCAGACAAGAAGGAGTTAGGGGTGGTTGAAGTCAGCCAAAAAGATGCTGATTTATTTTTCCTAAGTCAAGCGATTGCGGGAGACAGCACTGATAACTACAAAGGCGTGCCCGGTATGGGCATGGTCCGGGCTACTCGGCTTTTGGAAAAGGAAGGAGCATCTTGGGAGACTGTAGTGTCTGCTTATGAAAAGGCGGGTTTGCCTGAGTCAGAAGCTCTGCTTAACGCTCGTATGGCTAGGATTCTGCGAGATACTGATTGGAACGCAGATCAAAACACTGTTAACCTCTGGAGCCCCGCATGAAGATATTTCTGCTAAACGGTCCCCCACGTTCTGGTAAGGATGCAGCAGGCAAGTTGTTCTTGTCCATGCTCGATAATGCTTGTATCCTAAAGTTTGCAGAGCCCGTCAAGATGGCTGCCCATGCAACGATGCGGATGCTAGAGGGCGAAGGCACAGTTCCTCTAGGTGAAGCCTTTGATCACTGTAAGGATCAGTCCAGTCCCTACTTCCGAGGTCGAACACCTAGAGAAGTTTACATTGCTATCTCGGAGAAGCTCTGTAAGCCGCTGTTCGGGGAAGACATTTTTGGTCGGATTATGGCCGATCAGATTCGGAAGAAGCAGGCAGAGGGCGTGGAGAATATCATTATCACAGACTCTGGCTTTCAGCAGGAGGCTGAAGTTCTCCAAGATGAGTTCGGGGATCAGGTCTATGTGGTCAACCTGTATCGCCATGGGGCTACCTTTGATAATGACAGCCGGGGCCGGATTCAGTTAGAAGATTGCCTTACTTACGAGATCCGCAACAACGGAACTCCCGGCGATCTTCGGGTTCAAGTGGCAACGGTATTGAGGGACAGTGAGAATAAATGGGTGCAGATGCAATGACTGAAGAGCAAAAAGACAAGCCAACACGTCGTAAGTCTAAGGACCGGAAGATGTTGGAGGCGGTTCTCGAAGTTATGGAAGTAGTCGAATCAGACTGCCGCCACGTCCATACATGGCAGTTCTACCGCCAGCGTCAGGGAGAGCCTGACTCCCATATTTTTAATAGGACCGTAAAGGAACTGAGGGATTACCTGACAGATGGCTAGGGATAACGCTGGACATATAGAGGATGATGACGAGTTTCCGTTTATTCCTCCTGATCTTCTCGAAGCCCTGAGTGATAAGCTGCCGGAATACATCCCGCAGCCTGGGGT